CTATTGTAAGGGTTGGGGTTGTGCCATTTACAAGTAAAGTTCCTGTAATTGTAGCACCTGTGTTACTTGTTTGAATTTTTGTAGCGTTGTTATAATTTAATGCAACATGACTGTCTGTTGGCATATCAATAAAAGTTTCATCACCAGCAGCGTTCATTATCTTAACGCTATCGCCTTGAATTAATAGATTTCCAGTACCACCATCTTTGATAATACTATGTGATCCAGAATGATATATTTCTAAATCATCGCCAGTTCCAAAGATAGCTTTGGCGTTATCATCAAAGTTTGCTGATGCAAATTTAACATTAACGGCTGTACCAGTAGCACTAAATATCGCATCTATTGTATCGAGATCAGTATTTATTTTTGTACCCCAGGTATCGGTACTTGCCCCTACTTCTGGTTTGGTTAAACTTAAATTAGTAGTTGTTGTATCTGCCATAATTCTTTCCTATGTTATGCTGCTTCTGACCAAGACGTTGACGGATCGGATTGGTCTGTCCAAGTTGTTATTGTTACTGTTTGATCCGTATAATTGGTTGTCGTTACAGTATCATCTTCCCATTTTAAGCTACCAATCGCGGAAACACTAGATGTTTGTGCGATAGTTGCCTCACCAAAATATTTTATACCACCTAGCGCAGTAAAACCACTTATCTGCTCAATGGTCGCTGATCCTGATGCAATAATTTCTGGTGTAGCGGTAAACGCTGACGTTTGTGCTAGTGTTGCTACACCTAATTTAACCAGTCTGCCCGATGCAGTCATCGCGCTTGTTTGTGCTATGGTAGCTTCACCATCCAAGACAATAACGGCTGTTGCGCTTAACCCAGAAGTTTGTGCAAGCGTGGCTGTACCAAGTTTGACTACTTCTGCGGTTGCAGTTAATCCTGATGTTTGTGCAATCGTAGCTTGGCCACGATCTATTTGTCTGCCAGTAGCGGTAAAACCAGAAGTCTGCGCCATAGTTGCAGTACCGAGTTTTACCACTTCGGCTGTTGCTGTTACCGCAGAGGTTTGCGCTATGGTGCTTGCGCCTAGTTTAACTAAACGCCCACTTGCGGTTACGCCTGATGTTTGTGCTGAGATTGCAGAGACAGCAAACGTCATCGAGCCAGATGCCGAAACACCTGACGTTTGCGCTAGGGTAGCTGATGCAACCTCATACTGAGGAGTGCCATACGCAGCTATGCCATAGTTATAAACACCGTAGCCAACGGAGGCCATTAATTACGCCAACGTAACGTCTAAGTCACCAGCATCAAATCTGAATACATCACCACTAGCTACTGCTTTGGATGCTGATAATGCAGCCCAAGCCATTAAGTTGCCACTTGATGAAGCATCAAAAATCCCTACATGAGTAACTGTTCCCCAAGAACCTGTTGCAGTAACAAATTCCACCGCTGCACCATTGGTTGCTGTTGTTGGAGAAGTGCCTGATACTGTCATTGCAGCCATACTTTTTCTTGCGTATGAACCACCCGAACATTCAGTACCACCACCAGTATCAGAAGGGGCTGCTGTAAATAAACCAACGTATAAAGTGCCTGGTGCTGTGTAAGCACTACCACCGAATACATGGTCTAAGACTTTATCTTCTAAATAATCTGTAAATCCAGCCATTTCTATTTAACTCCTAATTTTTCATAAAATATGTTGTGTTTCTTGGTTTGCCATAAGTTCTACTTCTTGGTATCAGTGAACCCTGACCAAACGCTGCTCTTTCTTGTTGCATACGCATTTCTTCTAACGCTAACTCAAACTGCGCAGCAAACATTGGTACTCTATCATCTTCCATTAAGTAAATAGAGGCTTGTTTCAAAGCACCATACAAATAAACATCTGGATGATTTGTTGAAACAAAATTACTGGTGTTCGAATCGCTTAATGCGCTGATTTTACCGTAATAAGTTAATTGTAATGTATATGAAGTATCAGGGGTAGGGGCAAGTTCAAGAGTGCCGTCAACAATAGCAAAGTATTTTGGTTGACCTGAACTATTATCGTTTGCCCGTCTAAAGATATCTAGTGATTCTATTGATTGTTGAAACAAAGGCGTAAAGTCACCAGATGTAATTTCTACATTAACAACTTCTAACCAGTCTGTTGGTAAAGTTAAGTATTGACCATCAGCAGTTGCGGTAGCTCTTTTAATCATATCTTTATCTCTAACCTTACGATTTAATTCCGCTTCGGTGGTGTCAATAAAAATATCAATTTGTGTGGTGAGATCACTTCTGTTTAAGTAATTGGCTATCTGCGTTTTTAATTCATCGTAAGTCATACTTTACCTTGCCATATTCTAAATAATTTATTGTCCGGATCGTTGAGCCAGTTCTTCCATTTTTTTCTATCGTTGGCCCAACCTTCGCGTATTGCTTGTTGATATATTACCATAGGTACTTCGGCAACGTGCTTTAATTCTTTGCGTTGCTTGTTATAAGATAAATTTTTGACGTTATCTAGGATAGGTTGAACATTCTGGGTAGTGTGATAAATGTTTTTATCATCTTCGGTAGCGAACTCGCTTATTAAACCAGATTGTGAATCAATGATTGTTCTTTTTGCCATACTTAAAACCAGTTAAAAAAAGAGGGGCGATTACTCACCCCTCTTGCTACAACTTATGAAGTTGATAAGTCAGCAGCGATTCCGTGAGCCTTCTCATTTGATACTTCCAATCCAAATTCAACGACTAACATTTTCGTAACTGCATCACCAATAGTTGCGATATCAATAGTTTCAAAATCTCTCATGAAACAAGTTTTCGCAAAGTTAGGATCAACAAATAAAGCTGATCTTGCACGACTGAAGTTTGAAGGAACTACTTTAAGTTCTCCAAAGTCACCCGCGTAGATAGCTACTGATGCTTCAACTGTATTTGCATCTACTGTTTGCGTAACAGAAGTTCTGCCACTAAAACCAGATACAACACCTTTAACGTGTGGGCCAACGACTAACATTGAAGGCTCACCACCGTTTGCAAAGCAGAGTTGTTGTACTGCTTTTAAGATGGTTTCACTAAACGCACGCGCTGTACCGTCAGTTGGGGCAGCACCGTTACCAGCGCCCGCGCCATTAGTACCACGAGATACGTTTGTTTCTGTCCACGTTTCAAATCCACCAGTCTGACGAACTGTTGCTGCTGCACCCGCATTTTTAGCGACTTTAGAGCATAAGGCGGTTTCCATATCGCGCTTTAAGGCCTTAGCCATAACGGCTAGTTGATGCGCCATTTCTGATTTTTTTCCCGCTGCGTCAGAAGCGTTTTGCGTACCAGTTACGGTTGCATCACGGCTACTGATTTGACAGTAGTTGATTTCTCTAACCGTTGCAGTTGAAGCAGCACGAGAAAGTTCAAAACCTTCTAATTGTCCTGTTCCAGTTGGGTTTGGTAGAGCTTCGGTTTGCCAGTCAAACTGGACGTTTCTTACATTAGTTTTGCCAATAGAACTCATAAATGGCGTACTCATTGGAGATATGTTGTAAATTATGTCAGACAACTGTTCTCTATCAGAAGTAGCAGTATATGTGTCAAAGGCGTTTGTTACTTTAGCCATTTTTTAATACCTTTTAAATAAATTGTTCAAAGACTTTAGCTGCATCTTGCACTTTGCCAGATTTAGCTAGTTTCATTTGTGCTTTTTTCACCGCAGTCATGGTCTTTGGTTTATTAGAAGTACCAGGTCTAGCTACCCTTGAGGCTGCCTTTTGGGTTGGTTTCTTTTTGGAAGCTGCCACTTGTTTGCGGTATAGCATCCCATCGCGTAAACCAAGTAACACTCTATAATCTATCACGTTATTAATTTCTTGTGGCGTAAACCCCAATTCATTAATTGCGTATGTTGTGATTGCAGCTTTTTCCTTTTGAGATTTTTCTGCATCAGACCAATGAGGAATCTTTTCTGTAAGTTGTTGGTTGCCGTATTCAACAAATTTTTGAATTTGTTCTTGCTGTTTCTGGGCTGCTTCTTCTTGCAACCTTGTGTTTTCAGCTTTAGCGGCATCTAACCTCTTACGTTTATCTTCCCAAACGTCTTTTTCACGAACATATGCTATTGGATCAGACTCGTAAAGCGCACCCCAATCTGGTTCGTTTTCTAATTCACCATTTAAACTCGCCTCTAATTGAGGCAATAACTGAGCGTAAATCGCATCTTTTTTGGCTAACTCTGCTTGCTGTTCCTCAAAACCTTTACGTTGTTGAGACAGTTCTTGAGTTTTCCTTGTATAGTCTTGTTGGCGAGAATAGCCGTTTTGGAGTTCATCTAACGTGACCTCTTGCTCTACGCCATCAACTTTAACGACATAGGATTGAGGTTGTAGTTCTTCCTCTACTTCTGTTTGTTCTTCTAAAGACTGTTCTATTTCTTCCCCTTCCTCAAAGTCATCTTCAACTTCAATTTCAGCTTCGACTTCTGCCTCTGCCTCTACTTCTGTTTCCACGACATCTTCTGGAGATGTTTCTAACTCAACTGTTTCTTCTGCTGGTGCTTCTGGTGCTTCCTCATCGGGAGTCAAAAACCCTTCAAATGAAGTGACAGTTTTATCTAACTCTGATTGTAAAGCAATCGGCTTGGCGATGTTGCTCATATTAAACTCCTAGTTTTATTAAATTTTACCTAGTTATATGTAATTGTGCAATTTTTTAACTTGCGCACTTGTGATCTTCCCTCTTTCTACCAAAATGCGTAGATGCCTCTCTACCTCTGGTAAAATATTTATTGCAGTATGTAGAGTTTCACGCAAGGCTACACTATCTTCGCCTTTCGTGCTCATCCATAAAGCAACGTATTCTTGTTTTAAATTCTTAATAGATTTTTTTAATG